ATTTCTGATGAAGCCGTTGCAATGGGGCAATCTGATCAAAACAAAGCCGCAGGCGCTACTACAAAACAACCAACAGAAGCCGAGAAGCAAGCTAAAGGGTGGGCGGAATCTTTAAGGAATATAATTAAAGGCGCAGGGGTTGGTGCTGCCAGTGCATTTGACCAAATACTATCTGACATAGATAGCAGGTACGCTCAGGTGTTAAGTTCAACAAATATAAAAGTTGGTGGAATAAATGTACCAATTGTTATAGACAAAAAATCTGATAAAGGTATAATTGATCAAATTGCCTATATAGCTAAAAAATCAGCAGATGCTGCAACTTCTGCTGGAGAATCCTTGGGTAGTCAAATTGCTAATGGGGTTAAATCAAAAGTTGCTGAAATAAAAGATACACTAAAAGGTGCTTTTTATAGTAATGTTGATGAAAAATTTGATGACATTACTTCTCAATACACAGATGCTCTTGAAGAACAAAAAAATCAACAACTCAAAGCATATGACGATCAGATTGCTGCTATTGATGAATTGGCTGCAGCCGAGGAAAGACTTACAGAGCGAAAAGATTATGAAGCAAAAAGAAGAGACATCATTGATAAGCGACAATCTGACCATGAAAATTACTCGGTTGAAAGAAGATTGGCAGTGTATGAGGGAAGAACTTTTGATGTTAGAAGACTTGATAGAGATGAGCTAGCTTCAAAAGATGAGTCTAATAAGTCTCTAACAGATCTTGATAATGACAGGTTAAAAACTCTCCAGTCCTTCCAAAGAGATCTTGCCAAGCAAGCAATTGCTAATCAAAAGGATTTGGCAGAGAAAGAATTTGATGTAATTCTTAAGTCTTTTGATACTTTCCTAAAGGGAGTTAAGAACAAGTCTTTTGCAACACAAGGGGAATTTGCTGCGGCTTTGAAAACTGTTTCCGATAAAGGACTTGCTACTTCGTTAGAATTGGGCACTGCATTTGAAACTAGTCTAAATAAACTTCCTGCTGCAATTGCGGCGGTAAAAGATCCTTCACTTTTGATGTTCTCTGGCTCAATGGATGCTTTAATTGCTGAAGCTAGCACTTCTTTTGGAGTAAACACGGCTACAAAAGATCCAAATTCTATACTTGGGGCAGTTGGGTTATTGGTAGCAGGATCGGAGCAAGGGTTTAAGGATGCCTTTAGTACAACATTTGCTCCACTATATGTAAAGCCAGCTGTTGATGCAGTTGTTGCAATTACTGGATCTTTGTCTAAACCTGGTGATCCAAATAATATTAAAGATATTTGGACAAAAGCTGGTAAGGATGCTTTTGAGGCGATAGCTGCAGAACTGGATAGAACTATTGCTTGGGAGAAGATATTCAAGAGCTTTGATGATTTGTTTATTGGTTTGAAACCAAAAATTGATAAAGTTGTAAAGTTGGCTGTAGCGGCTCAAAATGCGTTGGCAAATGTAGGCGGTCAAACTGCTGCGCCAGCACAGCTTGATGATGCAACTATGAAAGATTTTCAAGCTACAACACTTACGGCTGCAAAAAAGTATGGCGCTGGTAAGGCTTATATCCCCCCTGCACAACTAGGAATAATGGCAACTAGAGTAACGGAGTTTATTGGTGCCCACATTTCAGAAGGCTCCGCTGGGATACTTGCATCTGGGTTATCGGCAAGTTCTGGTTTGAGTGCCATAGAAAAAGAAATTTTAAAGTTGGCATTACCTGCATTAAATATTGGGTCTGGCGCTCTTAATTTGGTGGCAAATCCTAACGCCAACAGGACTGACTCTAGTGGTAGAACTGGCTTTATGTATGGTGGTCAAGTTGGTAAGTACGGTATTGGTGGATATCTTAAAGCCCCAGCATCGCAAGGGATTCCAGCATTACTACATGGTGGCGAATATATCATTAATCATAAAGCCGTTGAAAAATTTGGAAAAGGTAATTTAGAAAGAATTAATAATCTAAAGAACGGCAACGATTTCAGAGGTTTTGCTTTTGGTGGTTATATGAATACACCTGGCTTTGCAAATGGTGGATTTATGACAACTCCTGGATTTGCAAAAGGCGGTGCAGTAAAGAAGAATGTAGGTAATAAGAAAAAGGGAACTGATGATGGAATGAAGTTGTTTACTAATTCCAAGGGTCAATCCTATTCTGTTCCAGACACCAAGGTAAGGTCTGGTGCTGCTAGTGGAATGATTCTACACCCATTAGATTGGCAGGCGATTGCTGTATCTGAGAACGGTCAAAATTGGCAGGATAGTTTGGGCAAAATTAGCAGAACAGGTCAAGGGGTTTTCGTTGGTGCTCTCAATATTGCAAGACAAAATTGGGTGCGATTTGGTCAAGGTAAGTACGGTAATTTTAATGATCCTTTAAACCCTCCATCTTTTGAAAATCAAATTAAAGTAGCAGAGATTATGTATAAGGGGCTGGCATCAGACCCATCTGCATGGGGTCGTGCTCCAAAGTATCTTGACGGGTTTGAAGGAGTTAGATTAGGTAGAGTTAGTTTCCCAAAAATTTCTGAACTTAAAGTATACGACAGAGTAAAGGCACAAGGTTTAGCACTTGGCGGTAGTGTAAGAAAGTATGGAGTTGAAGATCAAAAGTCTATTTCTGTAGCAAAGAAAATCATGAATACGCTACAGGGTCCGTATGCAACATCAATCCCTGTTATTACACCAAGAACTATTAATCTTAGTGGGCTTCCTCAAGTTCCTAACAAGCAAGGTGGGATGTCTACAATTCGTTCGGCAGGATTTGATTTAACTAACAATCCTAAAGGACCAAACATTCTTCTTCCTACGGTTTTCAAAAATAAAATTGATTATAGTAAAGATTTAATTCCAACAATCAATGAATTTCAGAAAACTGGAAGACATTTAGGAGTATACCCTAGTCGTAATGCAGCGACTTTAGCAGCATCTGTGTTACATCTGTCAGAGGAAAATAGAGTTGGTAAAGTTAAAAATTCTTTTTCTAAACTCAGTCTTTCCAATATTACTAGATCCGCTAAGGCGTTGAAAGCACAAGGCTTGTCAAATGGCGGCTATATGCCAAAATTTAAGAAAGGCGGATACATGAAGTTTAAAGAAGGCGGAGAAGTTCCTTCTATTCTTCATGGTGGGGAGTATGTTCTTAATGCGGGGGCTGTAAAGAAATATGGTTTAGCCCACATTGAAGCAATGAACCAGATGAGATTTAATGTTCCTAAACAAGGTTTCTCAGTACCACAGTCATCTTTCAGTGGTAATCTTGCTGGTGGAATGACAACATCTACACAGAATGTAAACATCTATGTAGATAACTTCATTGGTGAGCCTGAGTGGTTTAACTCAATGATGAAAGATTATAACACAACAGTTCTTCCCCGAAATCAAAAAGCGGCTGGTCTTGAGAGCAGAGTGATTAGTACTTACAGTGGATTAAACAGGGGCAACTGATGTATCTATACAAGCTTCTCACTATTAATGGAACAGAGGTAACTGAGCACGGTAGGAAAATAAAGATTGATGAAGAAATTTCTGCTAATGATATAGATTTGGCAAGCGGTCATAGAAGAAGGTATTATTCAAATAATAAACAAAAGTTTGACATATCTTGGACTTGGCTCCCAGATCTCGCAGCACACACCGTTGATAGCAGGGGTGGTAGGGCTTTTCTAAATAGCTTGGTTAATGCAACATCTTCTGTTTTGGTCGGGATTGAACTATCTCCAGGGGAAGGTTATACTGAATATGATTGCTTTATAGATTCATATTCTGAATCTCTTGTAAGAAGAGATCCATCTTCAAAATGTTCTTATTATGACATATCTTTGTCTTTGGTGGAAGCATAATGGCAGATAGTTTCTATAGTTTTAGTGAACCTCTCAATAGTGGTGTAGATTTCTATAATGCTGATGATGCAAAAGTAATATCTGCTTCTTTATCTGGTGATGTTAGTCTTGCAATTAGTTTAACCAAAATAGCGTTTAGTTCCGTAGGGTTATCCTCAGATACAGCTTTAACTGTTGCGGCTACAAGAATGGTCCTGGCTTCGGCAAATATTTCCGACCTGCTTTCAGCAACCGTAACTGCTGGCACAGCAATTAGAGAAGGGGCATTGATTGTTATTAGTGTAACTTCTTCGCTAACTGCTGCTGGTACAAAAATAGCATATGCTTCATCTGCAATAAATTGCACAACGAGTGTTGCGGCGTTAGCAGTGAAAACATCACTGGCTGTATCCACAATAAGTTTGGCGGCTTCAATTGCTACATCTATGGTGAAAACAGCTCGTGGTGCCGCTAATGTGATTGTATCTTCTAATTTATCTGCAATATCAAGTAAGATAGTCTTTGCGTCTACTGCGTTAAGTTCAAATGTATCGTTGTCAGTTGTTGGTAAAATAGTTCTAGTAACAATAAAAATTGCTATTCAAAATATGGGTTCAATTTCGGCAAAAGCGATCAAATTTGCTGTTAATGGTATTGTTGATAGTTCAATAATTCGCACTTTTATGTTGATTGACGATAAGCCAATTACTAATCATAATAGGAAGTTTGAATCTGCTCTTGAGCCTATTTTTGTTGAAAATAAAAATTGGGCTAATTCTAGAAGCAGATACTATAAGTCCTCAGCAAGGTCTGGTAGGAAAACATTTAGCTTATCTTGGTCATGGCTGCCTAACTCTCCAGAATTCACCGTTGACGGGAAAAAGGGGCGGGATTACATTAAAGAAATAGCTTCAGACCCAAGCCATCATGTTCTAAAAATAGTTAATTTAGATGAATCTGGAGTGACTCCACCGACAGAAACAAGTTATAATGTATTAGTGAAAGATTATAATGAAACATTAACAAGAAGAGATTTAAGCAATGATGTTTATTTCTGGGATTGCTCAATGACATTAGAGGAAGTTTAATATGTTAGATACTGGTTTGTATGGAAAAGCAATTTCCAATACTTTTATTTCTAAAACAACAGATATATCTCAAAGAATTAAGCCTTTAATACTTATAGACTGGTTGGATAGCAGACATGTTCTTCAGTATAATGGAGCTAGTATTGCATCAAGCAACTCGGCGTTCACAACTCCATCAACCGAGACTATCAACTCGGAAGTTAGCGGGATGCTGCTTAGAACTGCTAGATCACCATCTGTTACTTACCGTTCATTGAGTGCCAATGAGATATCTTTTAATAAAAGAAACAGATCGGATTATTATTTTACTCCAAATGAGTCAATTAACGGGATAGAACGCCAGTCATTTACATGGGGTGTATGTGATGCAAAAGATAAATTTGGAAAAACTATTACTGCCAATGGGGAATGGCATGCATTGCCATCTTCAAAAGATGATAATTATGAATTTGGTTTTATATCTAATACAAAAAGCACCAGTTCCTTGCATGCGACTAGATCTGGGTATGAGTTTGCATCACCAGTTATTATTGAATACAATTTTACGGAAAGAAAATGTAATATATTAAAAGTAATAACATCGGAATATAATGGTCAAATTAAAGCTTATAATATAAAGGCTTATGTGAATACATCAACTATTGTTTTAAATGTTGATGGCGAAATAGCTACTGATAGTTATTACAATACTCATTATTTAAATAATGAAAATATAAACAGAATTACATTAACAATTTATACAACAAAAAACCCATTAGACCGAGCAAGGGTTAATGAAGTATGCCCAATTTATCAAGTTGATATAACAGATTATGTAATTGATTTTAGCGTTAGCAAGGTTCGTGATGTTCATGAAACAAGTTTGCCAATTGCTGGCGGTGGTTCTTCAACTTGTAATTTAAATTTAGATAATTCTGGTAAGGATTTTAGCATATTCAGTTCTGCTTCAACTTTTGGTAAATATATGAAAAAGGACTTAAGAGTTCATGTCTATACTGGTTGGCAAATTCTAAAAACAAATGAAGAATTAATTACAAATATATTATCAAATGCGATTTTAGCAAATTCAAGCACAATTCCTGTAAACTCAACAGATTCCTTCCCAGCTGGCGGTGGAAATAATAACTATGTTATTACAATAAACCCTAATACGGCTACCCCAGAAAGAGTCTTGTGCTACAAGAACAATGCATTCTCCTTTACCGCAGTAACAAGAGGGTATGCCGATACAATAGCCGCTAGTTACCCTGCTGGGACGGTTGTATCTTTTGACCCATATGAATATGTGCCATCTGGAACATATTATATTGATGAATGGCAGTCTTCATCATCGTCAATGACTGTTTCTGCAACTTTAACAAATTGGAATAAGTTTACAAATGAAAAAATGATTACCAATG